TGCCCCATCCAAAACACGGCTTCTTCTACAGCAACCGCTGCATTAGGCCCCATTATTGTAATTCCTGTTGATAACGGCGTAATACCAAACGTAAACGGTGCGCCTAAATAGGTCATTGAGTGTACCGTACTATCTGTAAACACTACAATCTCACGCTTTGTTTCTACCGCAGTAACAAATTTGGAACCCGTACCGATTCTTAAATCACCCGCCGAATTAGTTGCAGAAGGAGTCCAATCGGTTAAAGACTCCGAACTTGAAAAACGTATAAGTAAAGGATCTTGCGTTGTAGTTCCCAAAGTATCGGCACCAAAAGCAATAATATGTCTAGAGTTGTCTGAAACCATGACTTGCATAGCTACTGTAGGGACATCCGTAGCACCCGCTAAAGAGGTTAAGTTTACTGCTCTTGCCGCTACACCACCGCTTTTATCCCAATAATAAATAGCACTGTTTCTAAGGTTTAAAAGTAAATCTTCACCAAAGTTATCTTCACTCCAAAGAGCAAGCTCACTTTCGGTGGTAACATTTGCGGAAGAACCCCAAGTTCCTCGTTGCCAAGTTCCCGCACCCCAACCAGTACCACCAACTTGAGTATCAAGACCGCAGTCTATTTGATATTTAGCAACAGTACTTCCACCGCCATTACCAGAGTCGCTTGCGTTGCCCGTGGCAGATACATTTATAGTATATGTATTAGCAGAGGGAACTGTTTGTACTTCAAACTCTAAATTCAAAACTGCTGCCGTAATATTACCCCCCAAAGCGGCGGCACCACTAAAGGTGACAAAATCACCCGCATTTGCTCCGTGAGCATTGTCCGTTACCGTGGCTACGGTAGCACCGTTCGCAACAGAAAAAGTTGCAGCACCGTTAGTAGTTTTTCTAATCGGCGTAATATCGTTAAAAGCATCCCCTTCAACTACATAGTATTTTATATTAGTACCTACCCCTAAAAACTTAGTTCCACTTAAAGCAATCCATGAAAACAAACTTCTAGCAGAACCCAAATAAGTATTTACAGAATACTTTACCCAACCGCCTATTTTTTCAGGAAAACCTAGTCTAAAGCGTACTTTATCGCTATCTACCCAACCGCCCTCATTTGTATACGAGGTTACATCTCGATTAATTCCGGGTTTATACTGTAATTTTGTTAAAGGCATTAAGTGTAAGCTCCATTAATAGTCCCAGAGTTTGTACCAAGGATTGTGTAAGCTGATACGCCTGAGAAAGTTACAGCTCTACCAGCCGCTCCACCTGCTGACCCGGCGGTTGGGCCGGGGCTAGTATTTCCGCTACCTCCTGTTGCTCCTGTTGCACCAGCCGTTCCAAAGGAGGAGGCACCGTTTCCGCCTGTACCACCGCCACCTTCGTTCGAATTAACCCCTGCTGGTTTAGAATTTCCGGCTACACCAGCCGAACCATTTGTTTGTGATTGATTGTAGCCAATTCCTCGACCACCAGCTCCACCAGCTCCACCATCTACGTAATAAAGATTACCGCCTCCAAGTCTTACCCCTCTGCCGCCTTGACCACCAGCACCGCCACCACCGCCACCACCTGAGAGGGTGGAGCCTGAAAGCATGTTAATAGTAACCCCAGTAGATTGAACCGTCATGGCTGTTCCGCCAGCACTTCCAGTTGTTGTACCTGCAAATGTGCCGCCATCACCACCTGTTCCTTGAATGTCACCAGAGTGGTTTATAGTTAAAGTACCACCCATACTAGCTGGGACGGTTGTTATACCTAAGACTACACTAGCACCTACAGTATATATTTTGGGGACCGTGGCCGTCCAACTTCCCGAAGCGGCACTTTCAAACAAAGTTTGTAAATTAACACTTGACGCACTAGACGCGGTCACACTAATTTGATTAACTGCGCCGTAGAAGTCTGAAAGTGCAACTGTACCAGAGGTTGGAACATCCGTATTATTTGTGGGAACCAGACTGCCACCCCTGTAATATTCGCTTATAGAAATAGGGTTAGAACCGCCAAACTCATCTTGTAAATCTTTAAGGTCTATGGCTCCAGAGGATGGTACTGCCATGTTTTACTTTCCTTCTAATTCTTTAACTTTAGCTGAAAGTTCTTTTATTGCTTCAATTAAATAACCAGTAATGTTTCCGTAATTAACACTCAGTGTACCCATTTCATCTTCTGCGGTAAGTACAAGTTCTGGAGCAATCTTCTGCAATTCTTGTGCGATAACACCAGTAGAATCTTTATTAGTTTCATTTCTAACGTAATGTACGCCCCGCATTTCTGTTACTTTAGCTAAAGCATCCGGCACTGTTACTATGTTAGACTTTAGACGCTCATCCGAAAAAGCAGTCACATCATTATTAAATGTCGCCGCGCCAGCCGCAGACATATCCAAAGTTAAAGCTGTAATGGCTGAACCGCCATCATTTCCTTGGAAAATCATGTCTTTATCAGACACTATTGATTTAAAGGTTAAATTGCTACTGGTAAGATTTATATTTCCCTCATGTGTTCCCGCAGATTTTAATAAGATATCATCACCCGCAGCGTCAAGAGTAATGTCACCGACGGCATCAATTATAAAATCATCTGTAGCTGTGAGCGTGTCAGCATCAAGAGTCATTTCATCTACGACTACACCAGCGTTAGCCGTTACTACTCCTGTAGCTCCCATCGTTCCAACTACTGCAATGTTCGTCGCAGTTAATTCTATTGTGTCTGTTGCTGCAATATCAAGGACCGTGGCACTAGCGCCTTGTATGAATTGACTCGCGTCATTAAACATTAATTTGTTTGTACTGTTTAAGGTCAAACCAACGTCGTTTGTATGTGTTAAAGTTGCGTCAACATCTGCGCCAAAACCAAGAACCGCAGAATCCGCGTTTAAGGTAAGATTGCCGCTTACGTTAAGGCCTGATAAAACATCATACACAACACCGCCGCTACCCAGTCCATCTGTTGCAATTACTTTAGTTCCACCCGCTGGAATAGCTATATCTGCGCCACTACCGCAGGTAAAAGTTAACGTAGCTGACGTTGAGTTAAACATGAACCAAACTTTAGAAGAAGTGTTTGGTAAAATTGTTACGGTACAGGCCTGACCGCCACCCGTAAGTTTAAGTGCCATAGCTCGATCTGAATCCGACGCACCATCTGCTATTGTAATATTATCTGTTGAGGCGTTAGCAATCGCTCTTGTACCCCAACCCAGAGCCTGACCGATTAATTCTAAATTAGTATTTGTTGTGGTACCCCATGTACCCGACTGATCCCCCGTCGCCATCTCATTAAGTCTAAGGTTATTTACAAAGGTACTAGCCATTTTATATGTTCCTTATGCCGCTATTTTTTTCCAGTCGGGTGTTTGTGATACTGTTATAGCATTCCAACGGGGTGTTTGGGAAGGGACAATTCTTTCCCAAACGTTTTCTTCACCAACTGCGCCTGTTCCTACAACACCTGTAGGAAATACACCAATAGAAATAACTGGTGTTTGGACCGTTCCAACAGATCCAGTACCCGCAACCCCCGTAGTTTGAAATAAAGCGCTTCCCGATACACTTACACTTCCAACAGATCCAGTACCAATAACCCCATTCTCAAAAACAGGTATAGGTTGGCCCCAAGCTCCTTGACCCCAACTACCGCGTCCCCAACCTGTTATAAGAGCCATGAGTTACCCCGTTAAGCTATGCGAATGATTGCACTTGAAGCATCCGCAGCAGGAAACTGAATTGTAAATGTCCCCGAAGAAGATGTTTTATTACCTCCAAAATCAAGAACAGCTACTGCTTTATTTCCGTTAGTGTCGTTATAAATTAAAGCTCCTCTTGCCGTAATTGTGGCTGTTGTAAAACTTAAATCAGCAAAGTCTGTAAGACCCGTTGTTCCTGAATTAGTAGGAGTTACTTTTGTAAGAGTCCCACCCGCCGTAGCATATGAGCCGCTACTCGCTACTTCGCCTGTTGTAACATACACTGTTGATGCCGCACCTAAAGTAGCCGTTGTGCTAGATTTACCACCGCTGCCAATAGCATAAAGAGCTAGTTTAAAAACGTTTCCGCCAGTTGCAAAATTGTGCGTAGCAGTCAAAATTTCTTTTTTGAATGTTGTACACATTGCTTGTGTAATTGCCATATCAAATTCTCCTTATAGCATTAGCCAGATCTGGATGACCGGCTTCTTTTAATTTATGACATATAGTAGCACGTTCTTCCCGTCTAGCCAACTCTAGATGATAATGCACTACAATTCTTACATTCTCTGCAAAAGCTTCCGCCTGTTGTCTAATTGGTTCTGGCGCATTTTCTGACACAGAAACTATCTTATCAACCGCCATTTTTGATATTTGATCGATACTTAATCCGCCATTGTCTGATGTCATAACATTAGCAAAACCTGTTTGACTAAACATTTTTATATTCTCTCCCATTTATTTGTTGGTGATCGTGCCTTCCAAAAATCACAGGGTTTTGATCCAAGGGCTCGGGCGGTTCTACCTTAGATTGCCTAGTTATCAACAACCCTCCACCCTCATGGGATTGCACTAAAGGGTCGTCTAATCTGTGATATCCATAAAGTTTTTCGTTCTCAGGCACATTTGTATCTAAAAGTCCTGAACTATGTGCTACTTCGATTTTTACGCCTCTTGTAGTAGCAATTGCACACCAAAATTCAGTGCAAGCTCTTCCCGCTTCTGCCATGCTAACATTCTTGTACGTATAGTCTATTCCGTATAAACAAAGCTCTTTTACCCCGTAGTATATCGCATACGCAATTGCATAAGGAACCGTATTGTTAAAGTAACAAATGTTTAAATCTTTAATTACGGCTTCTAATGGATAAAGTTCTAAATGTTTTACTCGATCATCCATCTCACACGTAATAATGGGGTTAGTGTTTTTTTCTAAGAACTCTCGTGCTATTCCTGTCTGAGATCCCGCGTCTTCTGAATCCAAGAACCGTGATACGGGGTCCATCATTATAGTTTTATCAACATGAATAATACCACCCACGCAGTTAATTCCCCAGACCTCATCAAAATGTTCAGATCGTACTCTAGCCGCTATATAGTCGGAATAACTCCCACCTAAACCAACAATAGCTAGTTTCATGTTCGTGGCCTTGTCGGAAGTCCTTGCCTATATGCGTCTGAGTTTTCTCTAGCCTCTCCGTAATCTTTTAATCTTTCTAAAGACTGCATATATCTATCTTGATACATCTTCATTACGTCGGGCTCGCCTTTCATGTAAATATAAGCTTCTATTAAACTTCCATATAACATGGCATTTGGTGCATTTGTACTCAACCATGTTGTTCCGCTGTTACCCGCTGAAACCAAACTACTTGGTCGATAAAAATAATGCAATTCCATAGTATAATCATCATCGGGAGTGGGCGCTAAAATAAAATTATCTATGTCAAAAAAAGCATAATATTTAGGCGTTCCAGTAGTAGCCGAGTTTGGATTGTACGATTGTATAAAATTAACGTCTTTTTCTTCTAAAAATTCTTTTGAAGAAGACTTTAAAACAGATAAACTAAAAGAAGCTAAATAATCAAGTGGAGCTTGCAAATATTGATTGCCACTAGCGGCGGTACCCGTAACATTCTTACGGAAATATTGCAAATCAATTGAGTTTAAAATTGTTTGTTCGGCTGTTTCAATAAAATTCGGTATATTAGCTACAAAAGTTGTTTCCGTATTGTCGGTATAATTTTGTATTGCAGTCGTTAATTCTGAATATGTAAAGCTCATGTTGTTACCACCGTTACACTACCCACGGAACCCGTAGAAACCAAAGGGTTAGGGGTTAAACCAAAGTTAAAACGTTGCCCAACGGGATCAAAACCGTAATTAATAATTCTTTCTTGTGTTACGTTTTGAGGGGGTCGAGGATTTTGTAAAGCTTGCGGATCAGATACAGTGCGAAAAGGACCTAATTGAGGTTGTTTTGTTTCAAACTCATCTTTTCCAACAAACAATCCATTCCACTCTTTACGCATATCTTTGTAATCGTACCTAAATCCAGAACGATCTGATATTGCATAAGCATTTTTCCCACTTGCATATTTACTCATTATTACCCTCCAAAATTATAAATTCTTGGAACAACCGTAAACGAGGCTCTATCTCTATCTTCTGTTGCGGCTCTTTCAAACTCTTCTTCATATAAAGATTTTAACATTTGAATCCTATCGGGAGCTCTTTTTAAAGAAATATAGTAAGCTAGTCCTGCGGCTAAACAAGGGTAAAATCTAAACGGTAAATCTAATGTATTAGTATATATATCAGCGTCATCCATTCGAGTAAGTCGATTAAATTTAATAATATCAGTGCTGTTGTCTGGGGCAGGCCATACTTTTAAAACAGGAGTAATTTGCCGATCTAAAAAATATTGCGTAATACGTCCCGTACTGGTTTTAGTGGGTATATTAATAAAAGCTTCTCTACTAACTCTATCTATACTTAAATCAGTGCTGTCTCTTGTTATTACTGCGGACAATAAGTCTATAGTACTGGCTGTATCAGACAAATCTACGGCCTGAGACAATGTACTAGCAGTTCCGCTAGTTCCCCCAGTAATAGTCTCCCCCGATACAAAAAGTCCTACGGGTACTGTTATGGAAAGAGTGTTGGATTCTAAATCCCCAACAGAAGAGGTAGGTAAATTAGTTATTTTTGCCGTTGCGCCACTCGTTCCTCCGGTTACGGTTTCTCCAACAGAAAAACCTGCGTGAGAGGCAACTACCATAATAAGAGTTCCTGCCGGATATTCCGTAATCCCCGAAGCGGTAACAATAGAAGTTTCAGTAAAGGTCCACTGGTTAAGACCACGGTTTGCCCATTCTGCCAACATTAGATTCAAAGATCTTTTTGCAGATTTTAGGTCATATCCCGTGCGGACCTGTATTCCGCACCGCTCAAAAGCTTCTTCAACGTAATCTGCAACGTCTAACTCAAAGTTTTTAGATCCAGATACTGCCATGTTTACCCCAACAATCTAGCCGCAAAAGGGACCACTAAAACTAAAACAGCAATTCCCCATACTTTGGCATCTAACAATTTAAGCGTGTTTTTTTGATCGCTTAATTTTTCTTCAATGTTTTTATATCTAAGCAAACATTCCGCTTCATGTTTTTCTAGTTCTTTTAAAACTTCTATTGCTTTCATAACATTACCACGCTTTACAAGACCAATACCGTGCCGAAAACTTGTCTTTAGCCGTATCACATTTGTGGCGAGCTCTAAAACTTTTTCGGTTAGCCGGTTGATCTTTTTTTATTGACATTTTTGGATCACCAAACCTAACTAATTTTATTTGCGAACCTTTTTTAGCCAAAACAGCACTTTTTTTATTTTTATTAGGCGTTCGTTTTGGTTTATTATAACCCGCAAAAGACTCCCCACGATAAACGACTTTTCCCGAAGGAGTTCGTTTTACGTTTTGAGTAGTAGCCATATTCTTCTCCTATGCGCGATAAAACATCATCAAATCCATAGTTGCTACAATAAACGTTACATAACAACCCGCTGTAAACAATACCCCTTCGTCTGGGATAAAAGGATCATCCGTGGTGCTATCTGTTCCAATTGATCTAAATTGAATTAATTCAGTACCCGTAGCACCTGTATTTCTAATGTTAGCTTTTCCGGCTGTGCCACCAGAAACAAAAGAAAAACCTTTTAAGCGGCATCTTCCCGCAAAAATTACACCTAAAGCATTATTATTAATACCTGCCGACACGTTTCCTGCCGGGTTGCCAACGGCTGTTATACTGGTAATAGTTTTAAAATAACCTGAACTTGTTGCTGTTCCAGCATTAGCCCCTGTAACAGACTCAGTTAAGGCACTGCCATTTACATCTGTACCAACTACAGTAAATGATTTTGAAGAATCATTTCCTGCTGATAAAATTGTTACCTGTCTTCCAGAAGCGTTTGTAACACTTCCACCAGAAGCTAAAGCACCGCCAATTGTTAAAGCCGCGTTATTACCAACGGAAGTCGCAGTTGAAATACCGTCTGCGTCGAGGGCTACCTCATCGCTGATGATGACTGGGGTTATATCAGATCCTGCCATTTTAATCTCCTTTAAAAGATAGGCGGGGCGTTAACCCCGCCAAATTAAACATTAGGTTGCAAAAACAAACGTACCTGTAGTACCCGCTCCAAGATGTTGGAAATTATACGCGACATTCCACAGACCTGCTGTTGTGCAAGTAAAATAGATGTAAGAACCAATGCTGAACAAGTTTGTTGTTGCGTTTGCAGGAGTGAACTTTAACAAAGTCTCCCCAGCAGTAGACGCATCAAACGTAACTGCACTGCTAGTACGGCTTTCTATAATACTGCCTGTTTCATAAGCGTCACTGCCTGCACAATCAAAACTTAAAAAAGCAGTCCCACCAGTAGTGTCTACAGACTGAGCATGTACAACAACAGTACCTGCCGTAGCGGCAGGAAGAGTAGTAACTTGTTGCGCTCCCCCAGTAAATG